CGTGTCTCCACACCAAGCACCGCCTTGGTAACGAGTCTGACGTCGCATACGTGTCTCGCATTGTGGCATAGCCCTCCCGCTCGCAAGACAGCCGCTGCCGACCTTTATTTTTTTGTCGGTTTATTCTGTCTCCACATACGCTTCGCTGTTGGCAGATCAATGCTGGAACCTAGAGACCAACCTAGGTAGCCAACCTGTTAGTGTGTCCAAACGAACTCCTGTGAGTGAACTCCCTGTGGAAATTGCCATTGTCAGCCAAGATTGACTTGCCAATCTAGCTCTCACTGGATCACACTATGTTTAGTCAGTAGCCAATTTGAGACCATAATTGAAGCATTCAAGCCTAACCTGTAGGGATGCCTGCTTCATTATAGTTAGGTTCTACTGTCTATTTTGGGCGAGAGCACCCGCCCGGTCAAGCTCAAGGAACTGCCTCATCGTCAGAGCCTAACCCATCTAGGGATGAAAGATCCTGTCCACGTCCTCCCTCTGAGGAGCCATCTGCGGTGGTTGTTATCATGACGTCAGTCGCTGGACCTCCATCACCATGGCAAACCGTCCAGTCGGCGCCAGCTGATTTTCGAGCGTCGCTGCAGCTTGACTAGCTAGCAGTTGCATGTACAGCGTGTTTGAAGCTTTGTGTAGCCAGCTCATCATCTGTTGAGCATTGCCATCTTTGAGCCACTACCCTTCCATGAGTTGAGCTGCCATTCTCAGGCCGTTTCTTACGGCCATCTTAGCAGTCAATGCTTGCCCTCTTTTTCGGTTGTAAAATTTTAATTTGTTGGTCAAGGCCTGCTCTAGTTTTTTGTCCCTGTTGTCTTCCTGTTCTGAATTTAGGAATGCGGTACGTACCCGCAATTGCTTTGTATGACTAGGAACGGTAAGTCTTGGCTGCAGAAAACCATTCTCTCTTCCAACGGCACTTGCGCCTTGTACGACTGTTGTCAGAACGCTGTTAATCTCTAGTGCGTCGTCCTTGACTGACACCATCTTGAGTTGTTAGGCCAAGGGCATGAGCGTCAGTACCCTTAGCAGAAGGTTTGGTCTCTAAAGCCTCTTTTGAAGTTAGAGCAAATCCTGAGCAACGGAATTCACTTCCGTTTCCTCCGAACCTGGTGGAATGTAGCTCCGCACTTGTGTCCACGGCTTTTTGATCAGCAGAGAGGCTGTCATCCTTTCCGGCTTGGATGCACTAACCCCCTGTTGCGAATACATCACTTGAAGAAAATCCGTATCTGCCTGATTGTTGCTCATTATTCTATTCTTCTGTGGTGAGACATTCAAGCCTTCGCTCTTGAGAAACGCCAAGACCCTTGAGGCCTCACGCGGCCCCTGTAGATTGACATGAG